TCTTACGTAAAGAATCGTTAGATTCTGAATCTGTTCCTCCAATAGTGGTCTCTAAATTTACAACTGCCTGGACACCAGGTATGTTTGTTACCGTAAGAGTTCCTATCTCTACATTACCTTGGCTCCCAATTACAAGTGCTTCTATAGAAGCAATAGCTAAATATTTAACATCTGCAAATCCTAATCTTGCTAATTCTGATGCTCTCCTATTAGCTTGTGTTTCATAAAGAGAAGCATTAGTTACTGACAAAGTCGTTGTCCCTACAATTCTAAAATCAACAGTTTTTTGTTGTCTACTCGATATTGTTTGTCCATCATTGACTACAACGTCATCTCCTGTAGGAAAACTCTCAGAGAGAATAAAGTAGACTGTTCCTGATGAACTAGTCCCAGAATTACGAGTAACATTATTATTGCCAGCTAAATTATCTAGGTCCGACCCTGAAGCAGTAGCTATACTTTTTGCTTGATTTGCTTGTGCTATAGAAGCATGTAAAAATGCTATTTGAGCAGCAGGACTATTAATAAAAGCTTCTTTCACTACTGAGCCATTGCCGCGGTTAGCGTTAGGAAGACGAAGTTTAAATAATTGTTCCATCTCTTGTACTATTGTGGAAAAGTTTTTTATGACAGCCATAAGCTTCCTCTTAAATAGTCTGTTGTATAGTAAACGTAATTTTAACAGGTGTTAACGACCTCGATAGCACCTTAATAGTTACATTATATTGTCTTGGCTCTATTGAATCCTGTTCTACAATTAAATCTTCAATCTCTGAAACCATTTCGGCATCTGTCCAGAATTGTTGAGTTGCTTGTCTTTCTTGTAACTCTCTCAATGCCTCTATTGTCCTCGTAATATCAGATGTTGTTTTTGTAATAAATACTGCAGGATCTAAGCTCTCCCCAACATTTCTCGAAGTTAATTCAGATCCTCTTGATGGATCAAAAAGATCACTGCCTAAAATAGTCGAAAGCTCTTTTAAAATAGATTGGATTAACTTATCAGAATTAGAGACTATTTCGATATCACCATTTTGATCATCTAAATATATCTTCCCACCAGTTAATTGTATATCATATGACATTCTATTTAATCCTTAAATGAAAGTTCAGCTGTTGCTTTCTTTTCTTCTTCTTCACTTAATCTCCAATAAATATTATCGACTTCACCAAATATTTCCAAACATGAATTGGTTGAAACAGTATCTTTTATTCCTTGCGCAGGGTTCCGAGTACATTTGCCTTCTTTAAGATAAAAACATTCACTACATTCATATTTAAGTCCCAATACGTAGATTAACACTTCTATAACTTTCAAAAGAGACATTTTACCTAAACCTTCAGTATCACCTTCTACTAAGATACTACTATAATCAATACCAGTATCTATTAATTGATCTTGATTCTTTAATTTTGACAACTCTACCTCTAAAGATCTAATTCTATTTCTTAATTGCTGTCCACTTCTACTTAAGTAGTTAGAATCAGCCTTAATTAATGAAATTATTTCTGGCCCAAAATCTCCAAGTCCCTCTATTGGTAATGAAGAAATTACTGCGTCAATTTTTTCTACTGATGCAGTCACCATAGCCTCTTGTGTACTTAAAGTCCCAACTTCATCTTTATTATTAGAAATTTGTTTTTTATACTTCTTAACTTTCTGCAGAGCGACTTCTAAAGTATCTTCTTGTTCAATAACAAGTTCAGGTGCTCCTTCTCCCAAAAGTCGTAAAATCTTGTTTGTTTGCAAAACATTTGTATCTTTTTTCCACTTCCCTATACGACTTTTTGTACCTTGAAAGTACTTTAAAAGAACAAGTTTAGTCTCATCAATGCCCTTACCCTTTCTTTTTATATACTTAACAAAATCATCACCTGCTACTGAGTCATCTTCATTTATATTACTAGTAAATCCCAATAACCTAAAAAGTGTAGAAAGCGTCGTAGTCTCAATACTACTATCAGCTGATTTAAAAACTTTCTCTAGCACTTTAGAAGCTAAGTTCGCATATGTTCGTCCTGGAAGCGACACATTACCCTCCGAATTCGTTTATATTATCAATAGACCTATCTATTAAGTCCTCTGTCTTTACTTCCTCTCTTGTTGTCTCTCCGCTTCTTACATCAGTTTTAATAATTTTAGTCAAACCCTTATCATTCTTAACATGAACCTCAACGGACTCGCCAAAATTCGCTTGTGTCGTTATATTCTGGGTCTCGCCAAAACGGATAGCTGGTATCTTAATCTGCTTTTCCTCCCCATTCCTTACCACAATAACCTCATCATAAATTGGCTCCCTCTCAGTCTGGACAACCTTCTTCCCTGTAGTAAGTTCAGTAATTGTTACAGTTACCTTAAATGCTACTTTTCGTTCTACATCATCTATAACCTCATTCCCAATCTCTACAGATGTCTCGATAGTTATCTTATTACCTGCATCATCAGTAGTTACTGTTTTTGTTTCCGTTGCTACTCTCGTTATCCCATCAGCTGTTTCAGTAATTATTTCCTGAGGTGTAACAGTAACAACTGTACCTATTGTTTCGTCCTCTTTCTTTATTGTTCCATCTAATTCTCTACTAATAATTAATCCTTCGCTCATAACCCTCGAAATAGAACCATCATCATTTTCAATAACTACTTCTCCTGTTTCTGTACCAGTTGTTACTTCCCCATCTCTACTTATAAAAGTAAAGGTTTCATCAGAATTTACTTGTTTAATTGATCCATCACTATACGTTGTTATAGTAGTACCATCAGTTCTTTCCTCAACTATAGTATCTGTAATACTTACAGTTCTTATGGTACCATCTGTCTTAATTATTCTAGAACTTCCATCACCATAAATAATTGTTACAGTCCCATCTTGAGCCGTAATTGTTTGTACTCCAGTATTTTCATTTGTAGCTATTTGTGTACCATCAGCAGTTACAAGAATTATTCCTCCTGTAAGTAATCCATCTGCTATATCTTCTATTTTCTTAGAGCCATCAGTAAAAGTAGTAGTTTGTTCAGTCTCTGTTATAACAATGATAGTACCATCTTCCTTTTCTATTTTCTTAGTACCATCTAGATAAGAAATTGTTATTGTCTTGCCATCAGGACTTGTTACTTCTACATTACCATTTGGAAATTCTTTCGAAATCGATCCATCTGCTAAAATAGTAGCCTTACTTTTACTTATCTCATCATTAGTCTCTATCTCTTCTGGTGCTTCTTCTATAACTAAAACGCCTTCTGTATCATAACGCTTAATAACACCATTTGGATAAGCAATAACTTTTGAGCCATCAGCCGATATCCTTTCTTCTGTCCCGTCAGTATAAGTAACTATACTTGATCCATCTTCACTCAATTGTACTCTTTGCCCATCCGGATAAGTAATAATAATAGTATCACCTCTAACTTCTTTAATTGATCCATCTTCTCTAGCAACAACTTCCCCACTTATATAGTTCTTCCATCTTAAGTTCACAGTACTAATAACAGACGTAATCTTACTTAAATCGTTCGTAGCTACAAATGTATACGTGTTACGTTTAATAGTAATTACATTGTTCGACTCAATAATAGTAACTCTCTTCTGACCTCTTGAATTCGCTTCTACCTTAACTATAATATCGTTAGCAGAAGTATACTCAAAACTATTATTAGCAGTAACCGGAGGAATGTCATCATCATTAATAAAAAATGGCATAACTAACATCCCTACGGCTGTTGTAGGGATATTGAGCTCATTAGGAATAAGAATCCTAGAAATATAATCAGCTTCATTAATAACTACTGGGATTGTAGGATCCTTATCAGGGTGTACTATCTTATCAGGATCTTTATCAGGAGAAAAATTACTTCCAAATACATCATCAACTGATGATCCCCAACTCTCTCCTACTAGTCCAATAGATTTCCATGTTGTACTAAATCGTTTCCATATTTTTTCAAATCCACTAGCATCAGGACCCCCAACAGTAGCAATAATTCCTCCCACATAAGCAACATCTCCTTGAAAAGTAGGTCTATTAGGATCATTACTATCATTTATCGCTGTAACAATATTATCTGCAAACTCATCTGCTGTACCTGCTCCATATTCTGCTCCAAATGCATGAAAGTATAAGCCAGTATCAAAAGCAATATCGAGAAGATCATCTAGAAACCCCTGCGAACTATTTATAAACCCTTGAGCTTCTTGAATCGAATCATTTAATTTATCAATCGCTTTACTCGCTCCGCCAATAACACTAAACAAACTATTGACTGTTTCAAATAATTCATCTACACCCTGAAGGGCAAGATTAGCTGGAGATCCTGCTTTAAGAGGATTTAGAAAGGGAAGTAGATTAGCAACCGAAAGACTATGCCATTTGCCTGTCTTATTAACAAGATCCCCAAAAACCCCTAAGTCTACTCTTCCTGGATCTGTACTGTCTTTCCAATCAGCCCAATCTTTCTTCATAGCTTCATATTTGTTTGGTATTCCCTTAAAAAGTTGATCTGGGATTTTTTCAACTTCTTTTATAAAAGATGTTTTAGCCCCAAGAATTCCTTCGCCCATCCCTGGGAAAAATTTACCAAGCGTTTTAGCTTTTTCTATTATCTTCTTTTTTGAAGGAGCTCCCCAAAGCATTACAAATCCTCCTACTCGAGCACTATCCCCTACATAATAAGGAAAATTCGGATCTTTTACTACACCTGTAGGGCCAAATAACTGTGTGTTCAAAACTTTCTTAATCTGCCTAGCTGCCTGTCCATTATTCGAAATAGGATCATCAAATCCAATCAATCTATAATGTGCGCCTGTATTAAGAGTATTCGTAGCAAGATCTGTAACATATTTTTGTAAATTTTTCAAATCGCCAGAAAGAGAATTAACCTCAGTAAGAAGACCTTGTGTATCACTAACAAGCTTATTAACTTGTCCTTGCTTTTTATCTATTGCTGCATTTGCCTTTCCTAAATTTGCAAGGTTAACATCTTTAAAACTTGCAGGTACTAAATCACTTACTTTAAGTGAAGTCCAACTCTGAGGATCTGCAGATAAAGGATCAAACTCTGCAAGTGCTTTATCTATCCTATCAGTATTAAGGTCTTCAAGATCATCTTCTAAATCATCAACATCAAATGCCATATTATTCCTTTATTGTATTGGACATGTCCCACCAGGAAGCCCGAACATAACTTTAATAAGATTAATTAAAGCCTCAAAAGTTTTCTTTATAAAATCGATCATAGGTGTAGGGAAACTTGGTAACCCAATAGATGTCTCAAATAGATCTATTGACGGGATAAGCTTCTTAGGAAGAGCAAGCATATCTGCAATTGCTTTAGGCATATCAGGTGGTTTAATTATTGCTTTAAAAAATCCCAAAGCTGTTTTGAAAAAATCTAACAATAAATTTATTGGTATCATTAATATTCCGAGAATAGTAGAAAGATTAGGAGGTAACATTAATCCGAACGGTCCAGGTAATGTAGGAATCGACGGCAATCCTTTAGCAGCGCCCACCCCTCCTAATTCCGGAATAGGAATATTTAAACCAGCTAATGGGAAACTAAAAGAGGGAATTTTCGGCATAACCATATTTTCCAAAATAGGGGATAAAATTAAATTTCCTATCGAGTCTACTGAAGGAGGTATAAAAGGGAGTATAACTTTAGGAGCTTCAAGTGCAGGTGCTACAAGTTTCTCTGTTAAATAAAGAGCTATTTTTTGAGGTTGAGCAACATTTTTAAGTACTATTTTAGGAAACTCTGTAGCTGCTTCTATTAGCCCTCCTATCGCTTTTACAATTACTAATTGTGGCTCAAACGATTTTGCAAATCCTTTAAATATAGTTTTTTCAAAATTTGGGAACCCTGGAACATTAGGATCAAGATTAGCTTTCGGACCTAACATAGATGCAGAAATCCCTACGTTCCCAGTTTCAAAAACTTTCAATAAACACTGTACATCAGGTACAAATAATCCCATCTTTTACTCCGTCGTATGTTTTTTAGATAATAGTGTAGGCAACATAGGAGACGTTGGAGGAAGTGTAGGAGCACCCATATTACCTACATGAACATGAGTATTAAAATACTTCATAAACGAATCTCCTAAAACAAAATGCTCTTTAGCACTGTCACTACCAACTTTCATTTTTGGAGTTTCAAAAACTGTAGTCCCTTGAATCTTGGCGGTGACATCCCCTGTGATAGAAGAGTCTACATCCCCATCAATAACTTGATTAATATTACCAGTAACTGTTTGATTAATATTGCCAGTAACAGTTAAATTTATAGCATCTTTCTGAAGATCAGGACCGCTAATAGTAACATTAATACCACCTTCAGTAGTTATCTTAACACTTTGTTCATTATCTGTATCTTTGCCAATTCGCCCTTCAATACTACCATCTGTTTTAAGCATCCAACTTTGTCCCTTTTCTGTATCTGCCCCGATAATAGTTTCAATATTCCCTTCTGCATCTAATGTTATACTTCTATCTAATCTGCCTTTTGTACTATGTGCCACATCAGAAGCAAGAACATCATTAACTTTAACATCTTCACTTTTTTCTTTCCCTACTGCTAATGTTAAACTCCCATTCAAATTTGCAATAATACTCTTCCCAGCTCTTCCTGGTTCCCCAGCTGAATCTCCTAAATTTGTTGCTGCTGGAATTTCAAGCTTTGTTAATCCTTCCTTATCTATCAATAAAGACCATAGTGCACCTCTAAAATCTTTCGATTCTAAATTCCCTTTAAAATCTGCTCCCTTTGTATGCAAAAGGGTCTTAAGCAATATAGCCGAAGCAGTCTTATTCATCTTATCTACATATCGTTCAAAATCTACAGAATACTGAGGACTTTTCAAAGTATTGTTCTTATTAAAAAAGAAATCTGTTGATTTAGAATATATCTTACCATGACCTTGATTCCCTTTACCAAACCCGTGATCAAATCTTAATATTTTACCAAAATCATTACTAACTGTACCCAAATGCAGATCTGATAGACGATTAAATTCCATCTTACCTTTTGCTTTTTGTGCATCTGTAAGTCGGACTTCATCTAACCCTACATTACTATCAGCATACTCTTCTACTTCAAACCGCATTTCTGTTAATGCAGGATTCTTAGCTGATATACCTCCCACTGTACTATCAAAAGACGGATCATAAAGACCATTTGGTAGCTCTGCTTCTTGTTGAACATATTCTGGATTTTGACCCATTATCTCCGTATATAATAATTTAGAAACATCTACATCAAAAGTATTACCAAATAATGCATCAAGTTCCTTTTCTACTTCTTCTCTAATATCTCTTCGTACTAAACCTGATTTAAATTTTCCAGCTTCATTTACTGTAAGGACATCTACACTCTCTTGTATAATTGTTTCTAAACCTTTATTCAGTTCAAAAAACGTACCTGTTCCGATATCAAGCCTAACATCTCCATCATCATTTAAGTGAAGACCGCTATTAGCTTTACTCTGAAGGACTATTTCACCAATTCTAGGTTTTCGATAAGGAAATTCGTTAACTCCAACTCCTTCCCCCCCCTCGATATCATCACTATAAAAAGGAGTATTAGGAAGATAAGCTAATATGTATGGGCTATTAACTGCAGTATAACCAATAACAACTCGAGATCCATCTTCTGGCCCTACTAAAATCCCCCATCCTCTTCCAGCATAAGGAAGAGTATATGGAATTGTAGTCCTTTGACCAGAGGTTAAACTATGTGTTAAAAGATCACAATTACCTGTAGTAACATCAATGTTAACTATCCTACCTATTTCTACATAAGAAAAATCCTGTGGTAATTGACCTGGCATATCTTATCCCCAATTAAAAATCTAAAAGCTCCCTAGCTCCTGGTATATCAGAAAAGTCATTTTTAGCAGCTTCTCCTACTTCTTTATCGAGCTTATTGACTAAAACTTTTTCCTTAGCTATTAATGAATTTTCTTCCTCCAACTTACTTTCTAATTCACTTACTCTTTTTTGAGCTCTATCATTATTTATTCTAGCGCTAAGACGGTTATCTACTGCTTTGTTAAATTCTTCTAGTGCTTGGATATAAGCAGCCCCTGTTGCAATCAATAAAGCGGTTCCTTTATCGTCTGTATCTTGCTCAGTAATCTCAAATTCTTTTTGTGTACTATCTCTTTGTACTTTGGCTTTATTTAATTCTTGTACAATTACATTCTTTTGTTGCAAAAGTCGGTCATATTCTTGTTGTGCATCCAATAATTGTCTTTTCTTCTTAGCGATATCCCTTTGTTGTTGAGTTTCTACACTATTCCCTTTACTTGAGGAAGGACGTGGATTACTCGTAAGTTTTTTAGAAACATTATTCTTAAGATCTTTTGCTACTTGTCTTGCTGCTTCTGCTTGTTCTCTCTCTTTTTCTCTCGCTTCTTTCTTTGCCTTTCTTATCTCTTCAACAGATGTTATATCATTATTTTCCTTATTACCAGCAATTGTATCAATCGCTGTACGTCCTAATTCATCCCAAGGATCTGGAATAATAAATTCTGGTCTTCTTCCAAAATCTAAAGTTAAAGTAGTTTGATATGTACTTCCATAAGTAAACGACTGATTAACACCAGCTATTCTGTAATACATATCTTTACCTTCTATATATACAGCATCATTAAGTCTATATTTACTATCTCCTCTTACTGTAATTGATCCAGTAAAAATTCTTCCCCATTGCCTTCCCAAAAGAGCTTTACAAAAAGGCTTAGCTGCTTCACCACTATGCACATAAGGTACTGAAACTTGCTGTGGGATAAAACCATAACTCCGCCATAAATCATAATCAACACCACCAGACCAATAATATGTTTCTGCTGCCTCTGCTCTAAGATCTACCAAATATGGTTCTCCACTTACATCCAACCTTGTAAACCGTGGTTTCGACTCTTTAAATGTTGAAGAAATAATTATTGAGTCACTTACTCTATGAATCTTATCTTCTTGAATAATTTTTAAAAGTTCAGAATCTTCATTTTCCATCTCAACTCTATCATGCTCTAATTCATTTTCTAATCCAATAACTACACCTTTTTGCACATTAAGATCTGAATTTGATGAATCCTCATCTCGTTGTATCATTAGTAGCTTATCATATTCTCTAGCATAATCAACCAACTTACCTCTATATATAAAAATTTTAGATTCTTCATTTACCTTAAATTTTTTACTTATAGCCCGTCCTATAGCTCCACCTTCTGAAAAAAGCCTAGGCAAATGTTCTTTTAAAATTCTGTTATATTTAGGCGGTTCAAATCTTATATTTCCATTCTCATCAGCAAAAAACTCAAAATTAATAACTTCTGCAGCTTTTTTACAAGTATTCAAAGGAGTTTCATATTCACTCTGCCATAAACTCTGATTCCCATCACCTATCTCATAGTTAAAAGCATCTATAGATTGATTCATTGTATATTCATCACTAATCACCAAATAATTATCATCACTGTTTGTTACAATATTCTCTCTACGTTTTATCATACCCTTACTTGAAAATTCTAATAACTTTTGTTTTTGAGCCTCTGGAAGTCCTTCGAAATATTCTTCACGAATTTCAGGGAGATCCTCTTCTCTGTAGATCGCTTTTCTTTTCCTATAAACTCCTGCAAGAATAGATTTACTATCTTGGCTAAAAGTTGGGACCAAAGCAGTAGTTTTATAATCACTTCCTGATTTTTTCCTCCATTTATCCCATGTAACTCTCTTTTCTAAATCATCAGCATTTATCCTTAATCTCTTACTCTCCCCTGGCTGTGTCCCATAAAGTAATTCTTTTACTAAACTTTCTTTCAACTTAGAGCCTTCATATGGATAAAATTGAAGTCCTCCTATAAGCCTAAAATCTGCAGTCTTATTCTTATCCCTCTTTAACTGACCCTTAAGTACCTTATTAGCTGATTCCAATAATAATTCTAGCTCTGCTTCAAGCTGCTCAATCCTTTCCTTATTTGAATTTATATCCCCAGTACCTTTACCTTCTACGTAATTTAAAATATCTCGTGGAATAGGTGTAAACGGTTTAAAGTCTCCTAAAAAATCATTCTGAACTCCAATCTGTTGTTTTATAATAGAAAAAAATCCATTCTCTGTTTTTGTTTCTTTTTTAGACTTATCATCAACATTATTATCGATAAACAATCTTCCATCTTCTAAAGCCGATTGTATAAATAAATCTAAATTATAAGGGATCCCAAGGATTAATAAACTCACTATATTCGCTGCATCTGTTTTAGCGTAAGCCTTTGTTGATATAAATATGCCTATTTTGTTCTTTGCATCCTTAGCAGATGTCTTATTGCCGACACCATCTTGATTATCTTTAGATGGCTCTCCTTTATTAATAGCATCATCGAAAATATACTCATCAGCTTTAACAAGCATTCCACTCTTCCAAAATCCCCTATTACTTGTCTTCTTCCCTTCCTTATTCTCTCCGTCTGTAGAACTAATAATTGGATTATTAAGTTCATACTTTGGCCCTTGTAGCCCTTTAAGCCCTGGCTTGGCCATAATCCTTGAGAGCTCTAAAAAAAAGAATACATCTTTACATTGTATCTTAAGATCATATTTCCCATTAGAATAAGTCTCTGTTACATCAACGACAACACCTTCAAAAACTTGAAATTGTTGCTCTGACAAACCCTCAACTTCACTAAGGACATCATATAAATTAGGATACCCTGTCTGATCTTGCTCATCTTTATGCAATCCAGCATAATCAGAACGAGATGCCGTTAAAGAGTCTGTCGTCTGAGATGGACTACTATCGATAGCTGTATTAGTCTGTTTAATTTTAGCATTAATCCCTTTAAGCTGAAGCTCTTTTAATTCTGCTTCTGTTTGTGTTACTGCTTTTTGTTCTGGTTCCTTTTTCTCCTTTACTGCTCCTATAAGAATTCCTGAAGAATCTTTTATCTCTTCTGTCCCTTTTAATGCTTTTATCTCTACTTCAAGTTTCTCTTTTTCAAGTAATAATTCTTTTAATTGTGTTTTAAAAAAAATCATAGTATCAGGAGATTCTACTACATATTCAACATCATCATCTCCAGATTCACCAGGCGAATCTATAACATGTACTGATTTAGAAGGAGAAGACATCCAAACCCAAACGTGATCTGTAGCCTCAACTACCCATTTATTTAAAATATATTTTTGCAAACCCTGTCTAAGCTTTTGTGTTGTCTCATCTTTCGTTAAAGAAATATCTTTCTTTTGTTCAGTATTATCAAAAACATCATTACCAACAACTTCTACTTCTATTACTTTAGGGATATGAAGAATATCCCCTGGGAAAATTAAATCACGTCCTCGCTCATAAAAACTTTTAGCCCCTTTACTTAATCTCTCCTTTTGAGCATTAAAAAAATCTCTATCTTCAAGTATAGGATTAATCGCTAAAATCTGTTCTACAGAAACTTTCCATAACTCACTTAATTTACTTAACCAATCTTTTTTAACTACAGTATATGTAATGCCAGAGTCTACAGTCTGCATCTCAGTCTTTGTAGGAGGAGGTGTCTTTTCTGTATTAAAATTAAGATCTGTATCTGAATAATCTCTCCCTAAATTATCGAATATTTTTTTCGGATAATATCTTCCCCTATAAAAAACAAGTTTCCCTGCTTCAGACGAATCAGTCTCTTCTAAAGTTCCAGCATCAACTGTAGCACCATTCGGAGTTGTATAAAAGTTTTTACCTTCTCTTTCATATAATGCCAACTCAATATCGTCTCTAGATATATGTAAAATATTACCTGGATTCTCTAACGTAAAATTTGCAGAACCATCACCAGTTAAACTTACAGATGTAGTAATACTAGGTATATTTGCAAATTCTATAATGCCATTAAATATATCCGTTTTACTCTCTCCATTAATCGTTTCATCCTTAACGAAATAACGAGTAAAAGAAGCTTCTGATAAAATAGTAGGAGCATACAGATTAGTAAGAGTTTCTCTAGCACTACCGCTTAATTCTCCACTAGAATTAATAAACGAACCAATACTATCTCCTCCATATTGGTGATAAATTCTTGTATCAGCAGAAACTATAAAAGCTCCACTTACAAGTTCTTTCTCAAATCGAACTTTATCGAAATTCTTCGTAGCGGATAAGGCTATATTACGCAAAGTAGCTTTATTAATATCTCCTATCGCAGCTACTATATCATATCTTTTTTGACTTGTAAATTTAGACCAAGCTTTTTCATCTCTAACAATATCATATCTAACTACATCAGCCAATGCCTTTGTGTCTGTTGTATCTATAAAATAAGCCGCTTTTGCTGACTCTTCTTCAAACTGAACAAAGCTACGAACTGCTGCTGCTGATTTAGTAAAGTTTTCATGATCATTCATCCATTCAAGTTTTCTTGTTACAATCTTCCCCAAAACTTGTCTCATTAACTGATTAAGCAAACCTCCATCTTCATATTTTGTAGAATCATTTTCAATATCAGCTACAACTGTATCTTGCTCTTTCTTAAATTGTCCAGTAGTTTGATCTTTAGTAAGTGTTTGTACTTTCTTCTCTTCTGTAGATAGCCCATCTATGGCAGTCATATAATTCCACCCTTCATCTCGCCATTGTTTTTTTCTAACAAAAACTGAAGACTCAGGAGTGTCTGCCCATAAAAACCCAAGCTGCGACAATCCTTCATCTTCAAATCTTCTTAAAGATTGTCCAGGGAATGCCCGTTGCCCATCCTTTTGCCTGAGTTGCTCTAAAACAAGCTGTTCAGCACCAAAATTTAATTTTGGAAGACTTGCAGCTTGATCAAAACTACTCTCAACATATGAAACTGATACTGTATTTTCTGAAAGATTTTTAGCCATAATTAATTAGTTGGATAGTTTAATTCACCTGATATATTAGATTTTCGTTTTGCTTCTTCTTGCGAATTATACACTGCTCCCTCAGAAGTAGAGCGAGGTGCACGATGCCAACCAGCCCAATTTTTCCTAAGACCAATAGTCTTCGTGACTGTATAGTCGATCTGATAAGAATATAGTCCAGTCTGATTAGCATCTTCAGTAAAATTAAAGCTCTTAAAGTATCCAAAATATTGAACACTTGCGTAATGCATCACTACACTAGCTGCAAGTTGGGCTAAAGACTGTCTTCTTTTTGTCCCATCTATAGTTTGATTCCTTACGATATTAAGTAATGATAACTGCTCACTTCTATAAATATCTTTAAGGACATTAATCCCTTCTATTCCTGACGACCCTGTATTGCCACCAATTTTAATTTCATCTAATTTCTCACCCCAATACTGTAAAATATATCCACCTTTAGTTCTCGTTTCTGATACATCTTTCGTACTAGAGATCGCTATATTCTGAGGATTAACATACATTTGAATATATTTTCTAGAGCCAAGATATGGAACTTCCCATAAGACTAATTGTCTATTAGCTGCTGCTTCTCCATGCTTACCTTCTTCCAATAAAGCCATCTTATCCCCTTTTAACCATTTTTCTCTTGATTAAGAGCTTTCGCCGTTCCTACTAATATGCCATTTGCTATATTAATTTTAATTCTTTCATTAATTATATTTTCAAGACCGCCTTCACCTTTTACAATTATTGTAAGCTCTCCACTCCCGCCTGCTGCTACTCCCCCTACTGCTGTTCCACCCACTGCATTATTTATATTATTAGTTGTCCCATTAGTTGCATTGCCATTAAATGCTGTTGCTGCTCCTGCACTTCCTGCTGCTGCTGGTATCGATCCTGTAAGTGTTTGTAATACTAATCCTGTTTCGTCTGCTATCTTTTTAGGTTTAGCAAATTCAGCTAAACTTGATCCTGTTTCCTCTGCTATCTTTTTAGGTCTTCCAATGAATTCTCCTCCATGAACTAATCCTAATACTGCCTCATTAGTAGACCCAGGTACTTGTTTAACTTGGCCTGGTGCAGTTTGGAATGACAACATATCAGTAAGACTCTTCCTTAACTCCGCTAATTGATCTAGAGAAAGTTTTTGTCCTCCAGCACTCGAGTAAGCTTCTACTGACCCTGTTGCTAATGCTTTTGCCTCTTTCTTAGATACATCTAATCCATTATGTTTCAATATCTCTTGAATCTCTTTTGTACTTTTACCTTCTAGAGATTTTGCTATAATAGCTTCTTGTATTGTCCTGTCTTGTATGTCTTTATATATATTAGCTTGAGCATTTAAATCATCTTGCTTCTTATATAAAACACCAAGCCATGTCTGTTGTTTTTCATAATCTTGTACCCGCTTAGTTTGAAGTACATCTAATCTATCACTTTCGTCTTTTGAAAGAAATCCTTTTTTATTATTAAGAGCTATAAGGCTTAATTCCTCTTTCGATTGGGTATTCCCCATCCAACTTTCTGCCTTTGCTAAATCAGCATCGTTAGATTTCGCCATCCTTGCATTTTTTATTAAGCCTTTTGCTGCATATTGATTCTCTCCTGATCTTCGTATACTAGATTCAGTCTTATTTTCATCCATACCAAACATTTTCTTAAATTTTCTATCCCACTCTCCCCCAAATGTTAAAACTATTTCTGTAAACTCTAATTTTTGTTGTTCAATAGCTTTTTTATATGCAGTTTCCCTTGCTAATAATACTTCATATCTCTCTTTATCTTTACCCATCAATAAATCAACATTTTTCTTTTTAGACTCAAACTCTTCTCTCTCTTTAGTCGAAAGAGCCATTTGCTCTAATTTTTTAGCACCTTCAAGTTCTTTTAATCTAAATTCCTGATCTATAGTGAGTTGCCCAGCTGCTTCTCGTTTTTTTAAAAGTGCTAACTCATTCTTTGCAGTCCCTACCTTAGTAGCTGCAACATGCTTCGTCTCTTGACTACCCATAAAATCATTTAATTTTTTAGCTCCCGCAAAACCTGCAAATCCACCTATCGCTGCGCCTATTGCTATTCCCCACGGTCCAGCAAAAGCCCCTATTGCGGCACCTTTAGCAGCACCTATAGCAGCACTCCCAAGTCCTCCTTCTTCTGAGCCTCCAAGAAATCCTGAAGCAAACTTTATTCCTTTTTCTGTCTTGCCAATATCTTGAGGCCCCCTTTTCATATATTGCATACCTTGATATGCTCCTACACCAATACCTGCTGCAGGAATAGCTAATTTTGACAATACCCCCATTCCAGCTCCACCAATTCCACCAGCTCCACCAATTCCACTACCACCTGGGATAAGTCCCATTAAGACCTTCTTTAGACCCCATGAAGCTAATGCTATCCCAAATGACGCTCCTATTGCTGTTGAAAGACGACTTAATCCGAATACTTTACTTGTCCAACCAAAAAACCTATTTACAAACTCAGAAACCTTAGATTCTATTTTTCGTAAATAATCTTTCATTTGTTGAGACACTGTATAAGTCTTTGCTGCAAAACTTTTCTGATTTTTCCCAAGACTAGCAAGCTCTTTATTTAAAGCCGTTCTTTTTTTACCAGACACATCAGAACTTTGTAGATGTTGAGAAATTTCCATAAATCTAGAAGCTTGATCCCTATCTAAGCTAAGTTGTTTCATTAACAATGATCTTTGCATCGTAAAACGAGCTGCCTCTTGTTGTGATCCATTAGCACCCTGTGATCGAGTTAATAAACTGCCTCCCGTAGATCTTTCTAGCCCTTTTATTATCGTCTGCATTGCGCCTTCTACACCTTCGCCTTTGCCTGCCATTGCTTCTTCCATTTGCAATGCACCTGTAAGAGCACCTCCTCCTTTAGATCCTGGAGCACCCCCCATTTGTGAGAAAAAGGCCATGCCTCCCATTCCCATACCCCTCATGCCCTTAATTGCTGATCCCATAACTTCCATATCTACTTTCGCAGTTTTTGATTCTTTAGCGGAATTGGCAATAAGATTAGTAACATTCTGAATATCCATTCCTAGAAATTTAAAATCTCCCATTAATCCTTTAACTATAGGAGAAAGAAGCCTAGTACTAGTCCCTGCAGTTCGAGCTGCAGTCCCTATATTGACAATATTTTCAACTGCATCTCCTGCTGTACCTCCAAAATGTTGCATTGATTGAGCCATCAAATCATTAGATTGTGCAAAAGTCATACCTGCTGAAACAGCTGCTGCTTGAGTTGCAATCATCCCTTTCATCTGTTGATCACCAACTTTAACTGATTTAGTAATTTGATCTTGACTAAATCCTGCCTCTTGCATCTGATGACTATATTTATGGGCTTCTTCATATCCTACACCCATAGTTACACCCATACTCCGGAGCTGACCTCTAAATTCACCAACTCTATTAGAGGCTTTTTCAAAAGATTGAGTTGTAGCTCCAAGCTCTAAAACTTGTCTATTTAATTTTTGAGTTGAATCAAAAGCACCTTGCAAAAAAGAAACAAACTTATTACCACCAACTAATGTAGAAAGATCCCCACTTTTAAATCCACCATAAAGACTATCTACAGCTTTCGTGACTTTATTAAGGCCCTTTTCCATTTTGGCAGTAGCTCTTGCTGCCTTTCTTTCTGCTTCATCAAAAGAATCACTACTATTATCAATAGCACTCGATAGAGTATCTGCTGCTTTTGCTCCATCTTTTAATCCTTCTACTGTTGTTCTTGTCCCTTTAGTTGCTGCTTTCCCTAATTTTTCGAACTCTCCGCTTAACTTAGAAACATCAATACCTGCTGCCTTAAGGGTTTGTTTGAGTAATTCAATACCTTGACGTGCCTGAGCAGAATCTTGAGAAGAAACTTGTTTAAGAATATCTTCTAACGCTTGAGCGTCAGGAATAGCATCTTTAAGAGCTTCGCCAAGTTCATCTATTCCTCCAGCAAAATCTCCTGTTGCTGCAGTAGCCCCTTGAGCTTTATCTATAATGTCCTTAAATAATTTGTTTAAATCTGCCATTTAATTTAATACCTTAATTTCATCAAGAGGAGTAGATGATGCTTCTATCTGTCTTTTTGTTTTTTCTAAATTTGTTTTTCTTCCAAACATAGTTTCCAATTGGTTAGCAAATTCTTTATCAGAAGGTTTATTCTTTTCAATTTCTCTACGTTTTTGAACCTGTTGTACCCCTTCACTATTCATAAACGCCATTGCATATTCGGCTAAATCTCTATTACCTTCAATCTTTTCTATATCATCTAAAACTAATTGCTCAGCATAAAATTTCCACTGTGCTGAATTAAGCTTATCAAATTCGGGATCATGGAACCACCTACCTAATACCCTTGCAATCCTCCATCTAAGACGGCTAAGTGGCTCCTTCGCTAGTTTTTTAAGACAGCCCCCTCTTCCAAAGCTTTTTCACTGCGCTCTACCATGTCATTATATTTATCAAATAACATATTAACAAACAATTGCTGCAATCCAGAAATAACACCCTTTGCTTTATTCTTAATTGGAGGACCATTATATAAAGCTTCTAATTTTGCTCCATTAACAGACTTAATCGCTTTAGCTAATATCTCATATCTTAATTCATTAAATCTAGCTGTATCATCTGTTAACAATGCTGTTCGTTCTAATATCTCTGTATTCTCAGTAGCTGACAATGTTGATATATTAATCGTAAATCCAAAAAGTTTAATCTCCTCTTCAATTTTCCCTACATTCACTAACTGACTCAAATCTCCATTGATTTGATTAAAGTTAACTACTGGAGTTACAGGAGCTACTGGAGCTACTGGAGCTACTGGAGCTACTGGAACTACTGGAGCTACTGGAACTACTGGAGCTGCTGGAGCTACTGGAGCTACTGGAGCTACTGGAGCTACTGGAGCTACTGGAGCTACTGGAGCTACTGCTAAAATACTAACATCATCAATTATTAATGACTTTTCTTTAACTATGCCACTATCGTCACAGTCACCAACTTGTGCACTTGCATTTATAATTTTCCCACCTGATTCCATGAAGCCATCCTCTGTTTAAATATAAAATTAAAGATGGGAGGGGACTTCTCCCTCCCCACCTAATGGTTCTATTTTACCTACGATACAGTAGGTGCAGCAGTAGCATCAGAGAGAGTATTCGCTGTTGCACTCTCATTAGCAGTTGCTTCAAAAGTATCATCGCCACCAACAGCAATACCTGTTCCATTATCTGAATCATATACATGCTCAGCCCAAATTGTTGCTGTCTCAGAAATCATATAATTATCTTGGGTATAACTAAAACTATAAGTATTAATCCAGCAATTCTTGTAGGTTGTAGTAACCCTTACTCCTGCAGATACCCCTCCAACATCTCCTACAGATACCTCGCGAGCAGCATTATAATCTTCTACAACAATATCAAACGGTAATCTTGCCGCATTGATATGTCTAAAACCTCTCTGAAATGCAGCTGGTAATCTCTGAAAATCAAAAATTATCCTAGTAACCGACAACTCTATAGTAGTAGCTGCCTGAGGAATAATCTCGACTACTGCATCTGTCCCGACTTCACTTATGCGAAGTAATGGTCTTGTTTCTGTTGGAGCAAGTGACTGAATTGCTCCAATAGGATATTTGTCACCATCATTACCAGTAGCATATATCTTTATTTGTGTACTTAAAGCCGTCTGCAACCCTGTCTGATGTAGAGTTGAAGTAACGCCCATGCCACTTCCACCTGTTTGTTCTCTGCCTTCTGCCATTTGTGGCCTCCTTTAAATTATAATAGCCCAACTGAGAACTCGATATTAATCCAGTTCAATGGGAATATTGGGTTAATGTCAAAACTTACGTTTATCTGACGAGGCTCACTTGTATCTTGCTTCACAGAAAGATTTGCCCACTCAAGCATAATAGCTTGCGCTTTAAGAGAAGCTAAAACAGATTTTGACGTTACTGTTACATCATTAACAGTATTCACCTGAATCGTCTTTCCAACAAATCGAGCTTCAAGAAGTGCTCTTGTAGTCTTAGCAACATAATCACTAGCTCTTGTAATAGAGATTTCCTCTTCAACAGCATTACCGCTATTCGATGTAGTCATGCTATGAATAATCTTAGCTCCTGCTGCTAATGGAGTACAAAGAGCAATACCATCACCACCAAGAACTGAAACTTGAGCTCTCGTGAACTTCTGATCTCTTGGAATATTAAAACCAACAATAGTCTTATTGGTAAGTGGTTCTGGAATATATTGATTACCTGCTGCAAGACCAGCAGCTGATGCAGCCATATATAAACCAGATAATGTTTCTAACTTACCATTAATTGTTCTCTCAATATTAGTAGGTGCAAGATACATACATCTATAAGAATCTCCAAATGTAGCAGCAACACCAGTAATACTGTTTGTCAAATAATCATACAAGTCTCTGACAGTATCAAACTCATCTGGTCCTGTAAACATTATTCTCTCTTTTCTTTCGGCTGTTGATGACATAAACTCAACATGATTCTTTCCAGAAACCTGAAGAATCGCAAGAAGATCTAAACTAGTATTATAGTCGACAGCAACCTTATCACCCCATACCAATGCAGTATTAAGAGTAATTTTAAGAGCACCACTAACTACTTCTGTTACATACCCGTCATCCCCAACACCATCTAAAACTAATGTCTGACTATTCTTATATACTATTGCGTCTGCAGTTGTGACACTAGTTACTGGTAAATTTGGACCAGGATCATCACTACCACCAATAGGATCTATAAGTATCTTACCATCAGTAATCTTATCATAAGGGGATACACCTGGTTGATAAGCAGGAACAATAATCTCGTTCAAAATTCTCTTATCAGTAACAGGAACAAGAATGTCAAGATCTTCCGCTTTCAATTTAGCAAAAGCATCAACAAACTGAGGGTCCTGTACCCAACGAGTACCTGTCCATGTTACTCCACCATGACATGCTAAAACAGCTGCTGCACCATTCTCAAAAGCGAGAGAAGCTGCTAGTGAAATATTATTAAATACAGAAGGAAATCCATGCTTTGCATAAAGATCTTCAATATCATAAAACAACTCTGGATCATTAAGATCTGCTTCTGCTACATAACTAGAGAATAAGCTATCTTTAAAATTAAGAGGCTGATCAAGAATAATCTGACCAGTTGTCTCATCTAAATAATAATGCTGACTCTCAGAAGTACCAGCAGCACCAACTCCAAAGTAACCATCGTACCCTGATTTTGATAACGCTTGATAGCCGTCAAGTCCTCTAGCTTCTTCATCCGAAAACGATAATCCAAAAGTAGGATCATCAGCAGTAACAGTAGGATCAATATATCTTACACGATATCTATCCATTCCGTCTACCCCTACAAACTGCTCTACAAAAATATTTTCTGTAGGAAATTCTGTGATCAAATCTTCATAAGCATCTGTAGTAACAACTCTTGTCCCAGCATAAGTAGAGTCAGCATCAAATCTAGGATCTGTGACACCAGTTACTTTTGCGAGAGGAGTATCGTTACCATCGCCAACTGGGTTCAAATATATTTCTACAGAACCAGTAACAAGATTAGTTTTACCAAGCTGAAAATGACGTCCATCAGGACCTTCATCATAAGTAAAATTAATAGGCAATCCATCTTGTGCATCACCTAATGCTCTAGCTACTAATCTTTCTTCCGTTTGACCTCTATTACCTAAAATACATACAACCGTAGGTGAGCCGGGAAGAGATACTGCTCCTGGCAATGATCTTACTATCGAATACGCTCCAGGGACAGCATATCCAACTATACCTTGTATATTTGGCATGTTATTCTCCTTTAAATTTAATTAACAAATCGAAGCGCGTAGAATACGAGAAAATTTTAATCACCTCTTTTTCATAAAATAGAATAACGAGACTCTTTAGAGTTGTCCACTACCTTTAGGAACGTAACCAACGCCTACGTCCACCGTGTCACCTACTAAAGTACGCTCAATATCGTCTAATCTATTTCGGTTAGCTGTTAATGATACTATTTGTGCACTATCTACTAAAGTACTTATATATGAATCTAATTTGCTAAGCAAATCGTGCGTTTCTAATCTTAAAGCATCATCTACATGAACCATCAATAAAAAGAAATCGTTTACATTTATTGTATCAAACGAAGTCAAACTATGGGTATATACTAGAGATCCTTTTAATACATTTGCTCTAGCAATAAGCTCATCCATTAACGCTATTGTTCCATTTAAATCTAATCTATCTTCTAATAAATCTCTGTACATTGTTTTAACTTGCCAACTTGCTCCATTCCAGAAAATAGAATTATCAACTAGAAATGCAGGAGTTACTAAATCTGTTCGAGTACTAATATCACTTGAATCACTAGAATCAACAACATTCATCTGCATATTAATCCCTTCAAGGATATCTGAAGGAACAGGAATTCTTCTTGTCCATTCAGAATAAACATCTAATGTAATAGATTGTTGAAAAATATAATCATTTGCAAATGGAGCTTCCGTTTCTCCTCCTACCGATACATTATTTACAAACATCCCTTCATAACGCCAATAATCTCTAAGTAAATTAATAGCTACTACTGAACAAAAGGTCACCAGCTCTTCTCTCTCTATTGTACTTTCTGCAGAGATATTCAGAGTAACACTTGAATCCCAAGCACCTGCATATTCATAAAATATCGGAATTGGTCGGTCATACGAATCTCTAGTAAGAGTCCCACTTTCATCCATTAGATAAGCTTCTGTACCAACATTCTGATTAAAACTTATATGACGTGTATTACTATTATTGACTCTTACTGTTATAACTGGGAGAAATCTTGTTTCATAATTATATACATCTGTAATTACTATTCCTGTTTTGCACAAATCAGGTCCAGGAATATCATCTGCTCTAGGAACATATTGGAACGCCTGATGCTTTAAAAACAAATCTCTTAATCCATCGATTATAATATTCTTAATAGCATCTACATGAGTATCAACAATATACTCTCTAGGGGGCACATAAGTATGCTCACGTTCCCATATGTCTTGCTTCCCAAAATATTCTTCTGGTCTTAAAAGTGGCATTTACTACCTTCTACCTTTTAATTAAGTGCAACGTGTACAAGTTATATGTACACTATTCCTCTAATAAAGGAAGTACATATCAATAGATATTAGTACGTACAACTTGCACAAGTTGGGTAATTTTAGATATTGGTAAAAGTACTACCGACGTGTCTCTTGGGAATCATTGACACAGAATATGGTATTGGAGGAGGGGATGTTAAATTCATAATGACAGAAGAAAAATCGACTCTTTCCCCTATAAAGTCACTAGCTATAGATCCATCTACTTGTAGTCCTGCAAATTGACTTAAAAGCCCACTTTGGCTTGCTCCAGAAACAGCAGGAGAGTCTTCCAGCCTTATAAAAAAGCCATTAGGATTTGAGGTTCCATCTTGATCTTCAAAGCCGACAACTACTGTATATATAGTCGAATCGAATAATAAAATAACCGAATCACCAATACTAAATCCAGCAGCCGCAGGCGTTCCTCCATTGTCATATTGAATAACGTTTGAGTCCCAAATGCCATCAGTAGCAGTAGCTGATTCATAACAAGGATAACTAATATTAATTACTTGACATACTTGTTCATTACTATCTTTCGTAATCCTTATCGAATCGCCAATTATAAAATCATAAATGGTTGATCCTGTCACTAAGGCTAAATGAGTGGTATCTACTACATCAGCTGTACCACTTCTACTCGTATCAATAGTAGAAGAAATCTGGTTAGCTCTTTTGTAATAATTACATGTTACTATAGATCCACTAAGAGGAACACTAGAAGAAATTCCTTCTTCATTTGTTCCGTCTTCCAATTCGACTACTACAGGAGCAGGAGGAGTCGTGTCAAAAATAACAGGAAGAGCTCTAGAAAGACTAACAGTATTATCTGGGTTAAATATATTCCAGTTACTTACTACATTTGGTACTTCTTCTATACCATCAAAAACTAATACAATATCGTCTCCTTGTGATCCATAAGCGTCTGCTTCAAAACTTACAACAGCAGAATTCATTACATCTCTTTTCTCAATAATAGATTCACCTGTTCCCCCTGAAAGCTTAACTGTTGCAGACTTCCAGTTCGTAATCGCTTTTACAGCATCAGATGTTGTTACTGTAACTTCACCATAAGCGTCATCATCAATAACTTGTTGTATAGTTCTAAGATTATCTTCATCAAAAATGAGTTCAACATTATTCCCAGAGGGGCCATAAGCGTCAGCCTCAAAAACTATTGGGACAAGATCCGTAACTTCATTTTCTTTTGCTACCTCTAATTCCGCTCCACCTGAAAATCGAATTTGAGTTCCTGCAATCAAATTTTCAAAAGCATATAATTGAAAAATACCCGGAGAATTAATAAATTCATCATTTATAAGAAATGTTGTGCTTGTAACTGGAATACGATTACTAGGGACATTATTATTCCAATCTTGTACTCTTTCTGCTAATGTCATGTCCCCATTAAAAGTAAGTGCAATACTATCCCCTATTTCCCCAGCATTTTCAGCTTCCATCCTAAGAGTAAAAGTTTCAATTATATCTTGTTCTTCTGTCCCCCCTTCTAGCGTTGTTGAGACAGATGTCCCTACTGCTACTCTAAATGTCGTACTGCCATAAACAGCCTTAAATTCGTCAGAAGTTCCACCTCTCCCATGTTCATCATATATTAAAATTTGCTTATCTATATTATTCTTATTCCAAGCTTCAAGTGTATAATGTATAAATTCTCCTTCAATAAAAGAGAATGTTATCCCATTACCCTTCACTCCTGCATTTTCAGCCTTTAGTGTAAATTGTCTTGACAGATTAAGAGTGGCACTACCTGGTTTTACTTTATCAAAAAAACCATTTAATATTCCCCCCGCTTGTTTTGCAACCTCTGTACTCTCTATATAACTAACAGTTATATCAACACTTGCCTTAACAGCAGCTTTCTCCTCACCGGTCTTAGTTATGTATTCTAAATCCACTTCAGTTCTAGCCTTTGTTGCTGAAATTATTTCTTCAGGCAATGTTGACTCAACATAATCTAATGCAACTGATTTCTTAACCTGTTTTTTATCTCCTGAAAGCACTGGATCTTTAAAAGTAACAACTCCATTAGCTAAATCTATATCATCAATTCTACTTTTCCCAATAAGAGTTCCGTCTTCAAAAAGTGCATAATCTAAGCCAAACTTTAATGTCGTAGGGGCTAACCCACGGCCATTCTCTTGACGACCTAATTTATCGCATAACGTTTCATTAATTCCACTCTTATTAAAATAAAAAGTACGATTATCCCCATCACTCGTAGCTGGAAACATCTCAATATTTTCAAAAGTTTTTATAGAAGGTAAACTAAGAGCTTCTAGTTCCTGGATTGTATAGCCTCGACGATATCCTATCATTTATACAGCCTTAGTCCATGACATTGTTAAATAACGAGTACCATTATTCGTAAGAGTATATGTAACTGTCGCTCCTAAAGTACTAGGAGCTAATCTATCATAAATCTTTCTCGTTATACTTTGCACAAATAATGTGTTCGTAGGATCATAAGTAAAGGTATGTTGCTCTAATAAGATCGTCGCATCTGTGTCAGAAAAAATAGTACGGGTTATAAGCCTGTCAGCTGTATCGTATTCATCTTCTTGCTTACCACCAACTAACTGATTAAGATATTTTGAATCCCAGGAATCTGTATCTATAAAAGCATCAATTTCTGTATGAGTATAAGAACCAGTATTCAACATTCTATCGTGTCGAATAGCTGCACCAGCTCCAAGTGTATGTTCGTGATCATTACCATTATTCACATGTCCCGTTGCTGTACCATTATTCTTAAGATGATTGTGATCAACCTGAGAACCACCAAAAGAACCTGCTGGATCATGGTCATGCCCATCACCACCTGTAACATGATAAGCTATACCAGCTTTTGCTTCGAATCCTATAACCTCTGTATTGTCAGCTGTCTGACTTGTTGTGTGAATTCCAACAAGTTGCTTGTGATCAATTATACCCCAGTTATGAACTGTAGGTTCTACTTCCCAACGCGGGCTCTCTTCGTCCGCATCAAAAGAGCCTGGCTTCTTAACGTGCGAATGCCAATCACCCCATTTAACATGAATATATGTACTATATATAAGACTAGCATCTGTAGAAGTTGTAGTATCTACAGGTGTGGTCAAAATACTATCTGCTGTTAAAGCATTATGACCAACAGTTAATTCACTAACTCTCAATATACCATCTATTTGAACATTACCTAACACCCATAAAGCTACATGATCTAAGGACTCTGTACTTAAATCTTTTAAATCTCTATCGTCTTCAAATCCTTCATAAGTATCTTGAATAGAAACTATTGCATTATCTGCAACATTACTCTGAGTTAGAATCCCGCTATAATCAATTTTCCCTGTAGTAGAATCAGGTATTCTACGACCAAGAGCAGACTTTCTGCTTGTTGCCTTAAATAAACTTCTATCAGCTAAAACTTCAGTTCCTACTCTAAATACAGAAGAGTCCAGAACTTCCATTGTACCTCTTACAGTTGTTTTGACATTCCCAAAATTAGACCCATAACCATCTCTATCGAGTTTATTTCTTCCTATTGATGCAGTTGTAACTCCAGCGCCATGCTCAACGATTAAAGCATTTGCTACATTAATCTGATTAAGCTGAAATCTACCTGAAGACATTCCTTCTTCGAGATAACCTATTCTCTGAGAAACTGTGGCAGTATCTGGATCTTCAGTAAAAGGGCCAATATGAGGATCTATTCCTAGAATCTCTTCTATCGTAATTATAGCTTCAGCATTTCGATTAATCTCAACAAACGAGTCCTGAACAACTACTTCAAGATCAGGAAAATTATCTTTTGTATCTAAATCATCTGGGTATAAAACTTCATTAACAGCCATAATTAACCTCTCCCTACAGTGCTAGTAAGATAATTTTCACCTGCTGTAAATCCTTCCCTATAGCCTTGATCCCAACCATAAGAATAATTCTCTTTCCCATAACCATCATAGTTTGGGTCATTTTTCCCATAAGGTGAATCTATCTCTCTATCATAATTTAAGTCTAATTGAATTTCAAAATCTTTTTTATTAACTGCATCCTCATAACCTTTTTCATATCCAGCCAAATACCCTTCACTAAATCCGAGATCATTATATGCTTCCCCATAACCTGTTGCTGGGTCAACTTCTCCATATCCTGGATGCGGATCATAAGTCGGATCAATGCCACCAGAAAGATCTCCAGTTGCATTATAAGCTGTCCCAAGATTAGTATCTACTTTATAAATAGGGTCAGTCTTTTCAAACTGATGCATATTAAACGTCTGTCTCGTAAACTTTCTAAAAAATCCTCTATTTCTTGTAACTGCTAAAATCTCATATCTCCAAGTCTCTTCCCCAGTACAAGGATCAAATAAAACAATTACATCCCTATCTCTAACAACTGGCATTGGAAGAGTCCAAACATTAGGAATGAACTTCTGTCTCATTCCATCTTCTTGTAAGTCTAAATCTTCTTCTGTAGGTCCTACTCTACAATAAATTCTACCTTCTACTTCCCTAGGATTAACATGACGAACATATCCATTAACAAATCCGGTTCCATAACAAATCGGACAACGATTCCTTGACTGTCCTCTTCTTCCATCATAGCATGGACAAACTTCCCCTGTCCATTTTCTACGCAACAGAATTGCAGGTTCCCCAGTCGCTTGAATCATTGTTTCAAGACGTTGGATATGTCTATTGTACCAATAAAGTCCTTCTCGATCAGCTTCTGTACCACCATGTTGTTGTCTACTATATGGAGAAGCTCCTCCTCCATCTAAGTATTCACCAATAGTGTTACGATGATATCCTGTATAAGGATAACTGGGAAACCGGTTATTGGCATCTTCTTGATCCGTACCATTAACTAAATCGGCTGGCCCAGTTGTTTCCTCGACATGAATACCATCAAGCTGATTAAGATTCAACCTTCTAATTCTTGCCATATTCTATAACAGGAACTACTTATATTACAGCGACTTCTATAGCTGGAACTTCTGTTCCTTGACCTTCATTGTCTATAGCTTGCTCATCAGCAAGATTCTTCTCAATAAGTCCACTTTCAGCAGCTTCTTGTTCCCCTTTAGATGTAAATTCAATATCTTTTAGTAACTCACAAATTTCCATAGCCTCAAATCTTGCTTTATCAAAAAGATCTCTAAAAGGGCCTCTTGAGTCAAGATCACCATCTTTAATCTTTTGTGCTGCTTCATAAAGTTTTTTAAAAGCTTTCATAGTTTTCTTAGGAGTAGTTCTCTCCTTTTCTTCTTTTACGGGAGCAATAACTTCCTGAATAACTTCATCAATCTCTTCAGCTTCTTTAGTGAAACCTTTCGAATCAAGGGAATCAGCTACTATTACTAGTTTTTTAAGATCTTCATTGTCCATTTTGAACCTCCATTAATTTTTATTGATCTCTTTACCTCTATAATATTTTGTTTTATCAATAGATATACAGTTACACAAAACTTCTATTATCAATTACATTATCATACGGTGAAGTAGTATTCATTGTATTAGACATATATTGATCTGTCCAATCTCCTCTTTCATCTCTTCTAGTTGTTAAAATCATTTCCTTACATTTGTTACAATAATATAAGGGATTATTCCCCTCTATCTTTACAAAACTTACGTCGTCACCTTGACACTTAGGACAGACTATATTTGCTTTCTTTATCTTCAATAAAGTAAGTAATCTCGCTCTCCTACGTTTCTTCTTCTGTAAATAATCACTAACACTTTTATATTTTTCCATATTAGTATAAAGACCTTCACCATAATCTTCATTGCGTCTCCAAGAAGAAAGTGCAGATGTATCTTTAGAAGAGATCAGATGAGCCGAACTTTCCCTTTTACCTATAGAATCCACAAAAACATTTTCATCATAATGATTCAAAACAGCATTCCTAAAAAACTTTACAGCCTCAGCATCTATCGGTTTAAAATTATAATTATCTGTACCAACATTTACCCCATTACGCTTTACCTTTTGTAAAGCATGTGTATGACCATATAAATAAAAATCTTTGCGACTTTCACCATCTTCAGGCTTATGAATTAATGTGTATTCCTCACCTTTAATATCTATTTTAGATCCTGAAGGTAATACCTCAACACGCTTATCTTTTTTTAAAAGATTCTCTGCATTCTTATCATCTTCTTCATAATTTCCCAAAACTACATATATCTTTTTACCATTTAACTTCTTAAGATAATCTATATCACCAATATCTCCTAAATGATAAATAATATCATTATTTGTTATTATATTATTCCAATTCGTAATAAGTGTTGTGTCCATTTGTTTTACATTTTCAAATGGTCGTTTAGATAATTTTAATGTTCTTTCTTGCCCAAAATGAGTATCAGATGTAAAATAAATATTCTCTTTATTACTATCTTTTACTTTCTTCATTACTTCAGCTACTAATGCACTTATGGTATAAGAAACTGGGATATCTAATAATTTACACTTCTCCGTAATATATTCATTCTTAGGAGCCTCTTTTGGGAACCCAATCACCATCTTACCAGATGATAACCATTCTCCAAATTCAATATTAGTCGTAAAAGCTGGCAATGTTTCTAAATCTCTAGGTATCCAAAATAAAACAATTGATGCTTTATTTAAATTATCAATCTCCCACTGAATCTGCTTACTATATGTCCATCCTTTCGGCTTCTTATCACCCTCTGCATATTCGGGACAATAAACAATTCCACTATATCCTTTCTTCTTTAAAAGAGCTATAACTTCTTCTCTCCAACCTTTCTTAACTCCCTCATAATCTTCACCTACTCGATACGTAGGACCAGCTAAAAATATTGAAAAATCAGAATTCTTAGCTTCCTCTAAAGTATAAACAACCTCTAACCCTGCTGCAAATCGTTTTTTCTTTTTACTCATAGGAGCTGGCTTATAATGAATTGGCTTGAACTTCTTCCCTGGTTTCCCAAAATTCGGATCCGTTACCATGTCAGTCACTGTTACATATCTCCCACCTGGAGTTTTATAAACAGGAGCAGTTTGAGCTTCTTTATGTTTTGATAACTGTCTAAACAATTTGTCTCTCTCTTAAATGCTTCAAACGTATAAGTGAAGGCAATATCGACAAAGGCCTGAATACACCGAGGTATTGTGGTCCTGGTTTCATATTACCCTTAATTGCTTCTTTTTCTTTTTCATACTGAGTAGATATCGCTGACGCTAATGACATTATATGTGCACCAAGTCCAGGAGGAGTAAACGAAATACCATTATCATTTATAGTAAATTCTCGACCTTGTTCTATTAAGCTTTGAGCCTGTAAAGCCATAACTTGTGCACCACGAGCAATTACGCCTAACCATGAACAATCAAGATCATTCCAACCAAGTCCTGTAAACATTGGATACGCATTAAAGTCATTTAAAGATATGTCAAGTAAAATGTTAAGTTCTTCATCTGTATAGGCCTGAATCTTTGGAGATAATTTAAAATCCTTAAGTAATACTCTAGCCATCTTCAAAGAAGTCCTTTTCATATATTGACCTTTACTTGTCAATATAGGACAATATTGTTGTCCAGCAGGAGCCCCATCAAGCGTTATATCTTCTAATAATTGGAAGTGATCATTAACCGGAGTCTTAACACGACCGTCACTATAAACCACTTCTATATCATACTTATATTCTCCTGGATCCATACCTACAGTATCTTGCGACAATAACTCTACAAATACTCTACCATCTGTTCTAGGAGTAAGAATCGTTATCTCTCCTGGGACAGCACTACTCTTAATTACTTTAAGGTCTGTATTTCCTTGTCCTTGAGTAATCGGAGTCTTAATTGAAAATCTAACAAGACTAGCATCAGTAAGATCAAGAACATCATCAGTAATAGGGTCTGTAAGTATAAATTCAAATACAGCAGAATCACTACGAGCCATTCTTAAATTGTCATTATTCTTTACTGGTTCATGATCTGCTTCGTGATCTATAGTTAGCTTTCTTCTGCCTTCACAAGAATCAGCCATAATTTCTCCTTAATTTGAAAACCTAGTTCCTCTCTTTTTGTTCTGATAATCAATCCTTTCTTCCTCAGGCATGTGTTTTATGCAATACTTATGACCACGTACAGCCCTTTTATTGCACGGTCTACCCATCCTATTTATGCCCATACATATTAGTGATGGCTTGTACTCCGTAGCCTGAGTCCTCTTAATCATTTGTTCTACTGCCTCTTCTTCTTCCCCCACCTCTGACTCAGGCTCATATTCTTTTTCTATAGGTTTAGGTAGTTTATAATGCATTGGGCTACTTAAATTAAAAGGTTCTAACTCTATTACTTTAAGATCCTTTTGAGGAAGTTTAGTAACAGTCATACCTCCATTAGGAGCTACAATCACCATATCTTTATCTACTTCTGGGATAACAATTTTCTCGGGAGGTCCAAAGACTTTACGGTATGATTTTTCTTGCTTTTCTGGCTCTTGTTTTTGTTCTTGATCTTGAGCCAAAAGAGTTCTCTTATCAAGAGAAGTAACTTTAGGAGGAAGAGTTTTTCGTTTAGGGGGAATCTTAATTTCATCAAGACGACGTTCAATACCCAATGACCTATTTCTGGCTTCCTTTAAGAAAGAAGCCTTAGATGAGGACACTGCACTCTTGCCTATGCAGATGCAGTATCCTTTTGCAAAATCATTTTGAAGTTCTTTACAAGAGTCTCTTCTTCTCGAAGAAAATTTAGAAAGATCTATACTCTCACCTGGCAATAAAACCAGATTATCTAAATCAGAATAATTACGAGGCTCATTCCATATATTCTTGATTACCATTCATCTACTTGCCACGTGTTACTTTTGCCTTAAGTTCTTTAATTCTATTATCAAGAGCTTCTTTAACTCTACCTTTCTTAAACTCATCTACTGTCAATTCGAGAAGAGCAAGATTTTCTTCTATTTCAACTATCTCAACTTTTTTTTTCCAAAAGCCGATATCCTTAAGCTTTTTAAGAAAAACTTTAAACTTCTCTTTAGGGACTTCTTGTCTAATACGAACAGTTGTACCATCCTCAAGCTTCTCATTAATAGAAATACCTACAGTCTCATGAGCGCTTTCTTTCTCTTTTTCTTCCTCTAACTCTGTTTCCGTTTTTGGCTTAGGTGCTAGCACTACAGCCCCAACCCCATCTCCTGTAACGTCAGTTTCGACTGTTCCTGATGTAGGATCTTCAAGCGTTTCGACTTTAAGAGCTTCTGGCTTAGGAGCTACTTTAACAGGAATAGCTACATCTGTTTTTACAAGATTCATAGGACCTATATAAGGTGTGATTGCAGAATCTTGAATTTCCTCTTCTGTAAGATCAATAGTACCTTTTGGTTGACAGACTTTTGATCCAAGTGGTATAATGGAATCTGAATTATTTTTGTATAGCATTTTTTTCCCTCTCTTCAGCTTTTAGTACCCATTCCCCTAAAAGCTCTTTGACTAGTTGAGTTAACTTCTTATTATTCTTAATAAGAAGAATTCTTAAACGTTTGTGAAATTCATCTTCAATTTTAAAAGCAATACCCTTTGGCATCATATTCTCCTTTTATGCTTTTATAAGAAAGTATCAATACTTTCCATAAAAAAATCCCCTTCTATATTGATGAGACTAAATATCAATATAAAAAGAGATTATTATAAAAATTGAAAGCTCTTAAACTATTTTTTAGGACGAACCATTGCAATAGTTGGTTCAGCCGATAAATACTTCTTAGCACATTCATGTACCGAATCAATGGTTACAGCTTTGTAATCATCTTCGTAATTATCAAAAAAGTCTTCAGACAACCTAATACATCTTCTTGACGCATTTCCTGTCCAACTTACTTTGTCTTCGCCCATCCTTTCACCTTTTATAACCGTTCTAACTTCACGATTAATCTCATCTTGAGTAGGACCATCCTGAATCATTTTTTCAACTTCTTCTTCTAACGCATCTCTACAAGTTTGACATTTATCTGGAGTCACTGTGAATCCTCCGATAATAATTCCAGTATCACTTTGAGGATAGAAACCCATTGATGGATTGTAACTTAATCCCATTTTAGTACGTATCCTTTCAAATACCCTACTCGTATCTCCTCTACCCATGACATTTGCTAGAATCTTAAGACTGAAATAGTCTTTACGATCATCTTTCAAATAAGAATAACCACGCCAGCCATATGTTACAATATTTGCTGCTGTATCCATTTGCTTCTCAAGATACTTCTCTGACTCTTCAAACTCTACAGGTTCTCTTTCGAGTTTAATCCCTTTCATAAGTTTAGCTTCAGGAATCGTATCTCCATAAACAGCCAGATAAGCATTCTCACTACACAAATATTTATTATAATAATCAACAATATCATCTCTGGTAATACTCTTTATAGTTTCTTCTGTCCCTATTACAGGGATAGCATAATTCGAACCTTTATAAAGACCTTTAAACAATAGGTCGTAAACTGCGATTTGAGGATCTGAGTCACGTCTTGCTAACTCTTGTAAGATAACTCCTCTTTCTCTTTCGAGTAGGTCTTTAGGAAAAATAGCATTTGTTAAAATATCTGACATTACATCAGATGTTAATTGAGTGGACTCTTTTTCGAAATAGAACTGATATCCAATATATTCGTGATCAGTACACGCATTATATAGGATACCTTCTTCAGATAATACTTTCTGCATCTCAGCTTCAGATCTCTTTGGTGTTCCACAAAAAGTCATATGTTCCAGGAAATGAGCAAGCCCTGGCTTACTCTCAACGATAGATCCACCTCTAAAAATCAAATCTAAGTAAATTCCATTTGTAGGTCTTTTTAAGTTTATTGTTTGCACTGTAACTCCTTTTAGTTAATTTAATTATTTTCTTCCTTATTATATAATAGAGAATTTTTTTAAAAAAATCACTATAAAAATAAAAAAGCCTCACATATTTGCATACATGAGGCTCTGTGACTTTAAAAAATATTAGTATATTTTAATTCTTAATAATCTTATCTATAAGATCAGCTTCTTTCAATAAACCTTTTTTATCTAATGAATCAGCTAACTTTGCTAAACTTGCTATCGTTTTTCTTTCTTTCTTTTTATCAGACAATATTCTAAGATACTTTTCAGCTTTCTCTTTAGCTTCATTATCTCCTGCTTCAATTGCTTTTTGGTAACGTATTAACCAACTATCAATCATATCATCAATTGTAGGGCCTTCCGGATTCATAATTTTCTCCTTATTTATTTACTTTGTTCATATTTTTTAACATATAACTTACCAAGTTCAGTTAAACTTCCATCTTTCAGTAACCCTGTCACAGGACCTGGCAACCCAAATCTCTCAAAGTTCAAATCTGTACCTTCAAATTTAAACCAATACCATCTCGTAATACCTATTATATTATGAGTATAAAAATCTAAAAGCTTAGAAGTACCAGATAATAATAAACTCTCTGGCAATAAAGGATTAATATTACCTGTTTCTGTAACCCAAATCTCTTTAATATCATACACATCTAATAAACTACGAATCTCAACTAAAGAACTCTTTAATCCATAACTCATATCCATCACAAACGGATAAATATGAATATTACCTATATCTACTTTACATTCTAATCTCTTAACCTCTTCAAGATAAATCTTATAATATTCTACTGTAGTATAAGTAAGCTCTTCTGGCAGAAATACTTTAAAGATTTGTCTAATATTTGGCATTGCTTCTGTGACAAATAATCCCCCATTCATCACCTTGGCAGTAGAATCTAAACTCTTAATGTATTTACAATAAATAGAATAAAGATAAGCTGCACTTTTAGGCTGAATATAAGGAAGTAAATTTGGTTCATTACCAACCTCCCAGACTCTTCCCTTATTAGATTCGATGATTGTCTTAATAAGAGCTTTTTGACTTTCTAACTTAGCATCGTATATATCTTTCTGCATAGCAAAAGAATATGTAAAAAACTCTAGACTCTTCTCTAATTCCTTCTTTTTATCTCCGTCATTCCTAAGCCTAGGATCTGTTCTTATATCTGCAACCATTATATAGTCTATATTATCAACTATTTGCCAAAGATCATGTCCCCAAGGATCATGGCTATGATAGTAAATCCCATTAGTTCTATATGGTAAAGATAAAGGTTCTCTTGTTCCAAAAGTACAAAATCCTCTAGATGCATTCGGAATCTTATCTCCAATTAGTACAATCTCTTTCTTGCCAAGTCCAAAAAAAGTACATCCTAAGAAAAGGCAGACTACTAAAATTAATAATCTTTTCATAATTTATTTATCTCCCCAATAGTCTCTTTATACTCTTCTTTAATTTTATCTTGAGCTGTTTTATAATCACCTTTACTCAAATCATGAAAAATCCATTTCTTAAATGCATTAACCTTTTTACTTTTATTCTGGACAAATGCTTTTGCCCTCCTAATCCTTTTAAAAAATTTAAACATTGTTACTACTCCCTTTTAAAGACCTGATCTTTGAATTCCGTCATATAATATTGGTGCTTCAAATCCTTTAGAAAAATTATCGTAATCTTTATCTTTCTTCTTCCTGAATTTACAACGATCAAGTATAGAATCTACTTCATCGGCCTCTTCTCCAAGTCCTTTGGAATCTAAAGAATCTGCTAACTCTATTAATTGTTCTGTTGCTTTTTTACTAAACATTATTCTGTCGTCTTACCGTTAAATTCTTCTTCTGCCATTGATTCTTCTCTAGTTGCATGAATCGTTCCATCTTCATGTTGAGGTGGTGAATAAACACTATATAACTTTAGATCCTCTTCACCTGTATTAATTAGATTATGCTTAGCACCTGCAGGAACTGTTATCGAAAAGCCATCTGATACCATATACTCTTCTCCGTTAATAATAGCCTTACCTTCTCCTTTATCAATCCTAAAAAACTGATCAACAGTATGAACCTCTTCTCCAATATCTTCACCTTCTTTTAAAGACATTAGAACTAACTGGCTATGTTCTCCGGTATAAAGAACTTTTCTGAAATTATCATTTCCTACTGTATCTTCTTCTATATTAGTAACAAATCCTTTTTTATCGTTACCTTCTCCTTCTCCTTCTTCTTCTTTAGCTATAATGATTCTATCTACTTCATCAGCTTCTTTGTGAAGTCCTTTCTGATCTAGATTATCAGCTAACTCTACTAACTGTTCTTTTACCTTACTCATTTGTGCTCCTTCAATGTGTGATTTTTCCAAACTTTAGCACTAAGAAAATCCTTATTATATATTGATATAATCTGTTCAGTAGAAAGATCTTGTATAGTAACCTCAGTAAACCCTATATCTACTATTCTACATTCCTTTCTGCCTTCGAATTCAAAATTATTCACATACTGATAATTAGAATTAAGCTTTATCTCTAATCCAGCAACTATGTTCCTTATTAGGTCTTTAATAAGAAAAAAGAGTATTACAGGTGTTCCTGCACCTAAAACAATGACAATCCCTGACATAATTGTTTTCATCAACTGATCTTCATATTCCATAAAAGAGATCCCCTTCTAAGTTATTACCAATCTGTAATATATGGTAATATCAATACTACTTAGAATCCCAACTATCTAGCTAGACTACCTAATGTGGTTTGTATTTTAGTAAGAAGTTGGACAACTTCTCCCTTTAGAACCTTATCAGAAACAGCTCTCTCAGCCTTAGATAAGACTTTCTCTACCTCTTCAACTACTCTCCAATCTATTTCCATTGCT